CCTATGCTAAAATCTGAGTTAAAACTACTTGTTTAGGCTCATGAACTTCCGTTACTCCATACTCGCATGCTTCTATTTTATCACCATGAAATTTCCTAGATTCTGTGCTAGTAGACAAAGGCATTAATTCTTTCCATGTTGCGCATGTTTTGGGTACAACAAATAAAGCATAACTAACCGGTACAACCGAAGATGTAATAATACTTACTCCTGCGGGATTTCCTATTTCTCCATTAAATGCTTTTTGTCCCGAACTTGTCGCTTGCGCTCCCTTCTCATAAATATAATGTAAAACATAAGGTTCTGCATCTGGATGAATAGCCATTACAAAAGTATTAGCATTATCATAATAAGTTTTAACTTGTGCCTTCATAAAAGCCAAATCCTTAATTATAGCCGCGCTTGTTGCATCCCAATATCCGCCATATAAAGAGCCTGTTTGAATATCTCCATCTGAGGAAATAACAGAATAAATCTCATTATCTACAGCTTTAGCTACACCTTCCGCTATTCTTTTAATAGTCCTATTTCTTGTATCAATATTTCCTGCTATAATATCTTCATGGTCTATCTCTGCTCCTAATCCATATTTCTCTATTCTTGATGCTACTTGTTCCCATGATAAAACGGCGTTTGGAAAATCTGCCCCTCTAGGTATTCCCTTAATTGCATTTCCTTCTTGTCCTTCTGGAACATCTGTTTGCTCTCTAAAAAAATAATTTTTCCATGAGCCCGAACTTGTCACAGATACTAATTGCTTCATCTTATAAGCATAAACTGCTAATTGCTTAATCGCATTATCATAAGTAGTCGCTCTTATTGCTTCTTCGCCTGTTTCTGAAAATGCCATTATTTCTTATTCTCCTTTTTAGGTTTATTGATTGGTTCTTTTTCTTTGTTTCTTGCTTGCGCTTCTGCTCTATCTTTTGCGCTTTCTTCTGGGTTCATTATGCTAATACCTCTACATTTATTGTTTCTCCATCTGTAGCGGTTTCTCTTGCTATTCCCATATGTACCGCTGTTGAGAGTGTCATGTCTGCGTCTGTACATTGCATTACATAATTACCCGGAGCGGCTGTTTTAACATAACAATTAACAATTATAGCTCCACTTGCTACTAATTCATAAATAGCTCCCTTATCCGCTGTAACGGATGTCTCAGTATTAAAAGCGCTATCTGTAGACTCGTTTACATCTGCATGAACAAATCCAATAAAAGCGTCTCCTGTTCCTGTTGAGGCTGTGGCTGTGTGAGCATCTGCATTTTTTAAATAAGTACCTTTGGCTATTCCTGTGCTTGTTGCACATGTGTACCTTCTAGATGTTAAAATCTTATTATCTCTTAATGTTGCTTCTCTAGCCATAAATAAAACTTAACCTAATAACTATTTAAATGTTTCCAAAACTAAGCCCTATAATAATTCATAAGTGTAACCTGCCATTTCTCCAATTTTATCTTCTTTTATCCCTATTGGATGTATACCTATTCCCGGAATATTACAATCTGAGCATCCTCTTTCAAATTCTTTAGTAGAAAAAGTTGGCGGCATTTCTTTAGCTCTTTTTAAAATACCCTTTGGAATTTTTTTACATCCGAAAATTTTTCTCATAGCAAAATGTCTAGATTCTAAGCCTATTTTATTAAAGCCATATGCTTTATTATCAAATATTCCTAAAAAAGAGCAGACTTCTGCTAGCGCTTCTTTTGGAAAAATATATTCAAATGCTCCTAAAACAGATGGTCTTAAAGCTCCCTGTACTAGAATTGTTTCTTCTTTTCCTGTTTTATTATTTATTCTTCTAAGTTTCCAAAAAGCCCCTTGAGTCAAAACTTTCCATAATTCCACTTGTTCAAATTTTCCTCTAACATATAAATAAAGATGCATTTTATTTTTTCTTATCTTCTTTTAATTCTTTTGTTATTTTTTTCCCAAACCTTTTATTAAATGCATTCTTATATTTAAGATTTAATCCTTCAAAATCTTTCTTACTTCTTATTTTCTTTCCTATTCTATAGCCATCTAAAAAACCTGCTTTGTACATCTCTAAAAGTGCTGTCGCTTCCATCTTTACTTCTTTTGCTTTTTTTATTCTTCTGTTTCCATCATCTATTATTTTTTTATTACCGAAAAGCATTTACTATCCCCTCGGAGTCTTCCCTTATTCTCTTTTCCGTCTCTGTTTCTTGATTATCTGTATTTTGTCCGGCTTGACTATATCCGCCTATCATTTTCTCCGCTTCCATTTTTTCTTTTCTTTCTAGTAATTTTTCTTCTTGTTCTAGGAGTTTAGCCTTCTCTTCGTTTATCTGCCTAGCTTCTTCAATATGAGAAATATTCTTTTTATTATTAGATTTATTATTAACCTCTTTCGTCCCTTCTGCTGACTTAAAAAGTTCTTTATTTTCGTTTTTTGTTTGTTCTTCATTATTTAGCATAATTATCTTAATTCTTTTTTCTTTTTAAAATGTTGTAAACACTAACTAGTAACAAATTTATTTTAATTTCTTATTCTTGCTCTCTTAATAATTCGTCTGCTTCTTGAAACTTTCCGTCTCTTATTAATTGATAATAATTCGCCTTCCATTTCATTTCGTTTAATGTTCTTTCTTCTTCAGATTTTCTTTCTGTCTCTTTTCTTTCATTAGCTTTTTCATCTGAGAGCCTTCTTTCTTCTTCGAAGGGAGTTTCTCTATCTCCTTCCATTTCTTGCCTTCTAATATTTAATGCTTCTTGGGCTTGTGCGTTTTTTATTGTTGCTACTTTGTAAAATGTTTTTAATTCACTAACTATATTAGCATAAGGCACTATCGCAAATATCTTTTTCCATAGAGAAGGATTTAAAATTTCATTTGTTTCATTTATTGCCGTTTGTGCTCCTTCTAAGTCTCCCGCCGTTAATGCTCCATTTGTTGCGAATGATAAAGTTTGTAATGCTTCTTCTTTAATAAATCCGGCAAATGGATAAGAACCGATAATCCCTACTATTGAGCCTGCTACGAATACCGGGTTTTTTAATAGAGTACCTAATTTTATTAATATAGAATTTGTTAATGCTAGCGATTTTGTAGTTGTCGCAAATCTCGTCGCTATTATAGGAGCATTTCCGCCCATCTCTATCAATTTCCCGACTATTGCCCTATTTTGTATTCCTGTTCTTATAGTCGTTATACTTTCGGCGCTTAAGGAAATGTCCGCTGCTATCGTTGTCGCAAATAGTGAGCCTGCCGCAACAACTCCCCCGGCTACTACTGCCGTTGATGCTAGAGTCGTCCCAATTACACCTAACCCTCCTTTTTTTCCTGCTTTAATATCTTCCCTTCTCTGTTTAACTTCCTCCGTTCCGGCTCTTAGTCCTTTTGTTAAAGTTGTTCTCGGTTGTGATAAAGGGGCGCTTACAATATCTAAGGCTGTTGAAGCTATCCCCTGTTTTTTTTCTTTAGGCTCGTTAAGTTTTATTATCGGAGGGCGTGTTATTTTTTTCTTTTTTACTTTTTTATATAAATCTTCTTTTTTATATTTCTCTCCGGTATCCGTAAAAGTTTTTCTTCCTTGTTTGTCTGTATGTACTTGTCTTGATGTTCTTGCCATTGTTACCAGAAGTTATTTTTTCTCCCCAAATATTTAAAAAATTCTAAGCCTGCTCCGAACAATATTAAACAAAATCCCATATATTTCTCTGTTAAAACCCATTGAGTCCCCGCTGCCGTTAGTGCTAGAGCTGTCGTATTAATTATAGTTTCTATTATTGGTTTATTCTGTATCTTTTTCATTCTCCGCTCCCTGCCGTTGTTTCTGACGGCTTACTTTCTGTTTGACTTCCATCTTTTTTATTGTCTGATAACATTTCATTCTCGAGACTTACTGGAAATGTTAATTCTATTACTAATTGAAGTTGGCTTAATATTTGTTCTTCTATATATAATTGTTCTTCCTCTATATTTTGTTGAAATGCTAAATAAGCGATTTTTGCCGAAGCCTCCGTAAATTCTCCGCTTCCCCCTAAAATTATTCTGGGTACTCCTACGGCTTCATAAAAAAAGTTTCCTTGTTGGTTTATCCATGCTTTCGGGTCCAGGGTGGAATTAGGAGAGACCGCTAGTAATTCGGACTCCGAAACATCAAAAGGCTCATAAATATTATTATTCGCTGCCGTTGCCGCGTCTTGTTTTGCCTTGTATGCTGCTATTTCTTTGGCGTCGTCTGTTTTTAATCTAAATTTCCATTGAGGCTTTACGAATTTGTGCATTACTTCTTTATAGTCTGCTATTGACTCATTTCTGGCGAGAATTATATTTTCTACGCTGTCAATTACGCTTACCCCATGAACTTGGTCACCTATTCTATTTCTAGATAAATGAAATATCTGTTCCGGTTTAAATTTTGCAATTTGCATTTTATGCCTGTCCTCGTATCTTATTATTAACCCCTGCCTATTTGTTACGATATTTATTCTTCCAGGATTTAGAGGTTTTATATTTAATAAATTTCCTTCATTATCCCTTATTATTTCTGCATAGGCGTCTCCTCCTATATAATAAGTCCTTATCATATTTTCTAATATTGTGTTAAAAGTGTCTATTCCGCTTCCTTTGATTGAGTCTAATAATATTTGAGTTGTTTCATCTGCATTTAACCCTTTGCCTATCGTCCATGTGGATTTTACATTAATAGTAGCATTTAGTTCAGCTATCTGGTTAAAATATCCTAGTTGTTGCATCCATTTTGTATTTGTCCATTCGGTCTCCTTACTATCCCTTGGAGAGTCTAGATTTTCTGCTTCTACGGAATAATCTATAAATTTGTTCTCGCCTTCTATTGCTGAGTCTATTTTTGAGTTTGCCATTATTTAATTTTGTTTAATAAAATTAATTCCTTTATTCCTAGTTGTTCCTGCCATGCTCCGACAGCGAAATTATTTTGTATCATTTCTTCTCCAACATCAAAACCTTTGTATATCACTTTGCCTAAAAGCCTGCCATATTTTCCAACTCTATTTTTTTTATTGATTAAAATTTCTACATTTTCTCCTAGTATTAAATTTTCTAAAAAATCTCGCCCTGCATGGCCTCCCTCGCTTAATTCCTTTGCCATAATATTAGAAAACCTTATAGAAAATGTAAAATTCCTAAAATCGCAACTTATAGTTATTGTATCTCCGTCATGTACCTTAACAACTTTACCCCAAAAATCCTCCGTTATTTGTTCGTGTGGGCTATCAAAATAAAATATTTCCATCTGCGAGTTTGTTAATTCTGGGTATTTTTTAAAGTCGTGTTCCATTTTTATTTAATCCTCATAATCCAAACTATTTCGTAATATGTTGGCAATGTTGAGGTTGAGGAGGTCGCGTCTAAATTTATACTTCCCCCAACCGAGCCCGCCGCCGCTGAATTTGTTATTGGTTGAATATTTCCTCCTATCCCGAATGCTGCACTAGACATACAAATCCCTCCAGAGGCAACTGCTAAAGTTTGTATATGATTATGTGTTTCACTTCCCCCCGTTCCTCCACTTGTAGTTTTTCCTCGTAAAAATCTATTATCTCCGTTTAAGTCGGGTATAGTTTGTCCATTTAAAGTTGAATTTGCGTCTACTAAGACTTGTCCATTACATTCCACAAAACTACTAGGCAAAGTCGGGACTCCTGACATGGTTTTAGCCCATGACAAAATGGACCCTATAGGTACATCACCAATGCTTCTAGTTTCTTTTTCGACTAATGTCGTCCCTGTTAATAATTGGTCTGCCATTATTTAATAAAAGTTACCGTCTCCTGTGATTTAAGTAATCCTATACAATGAACAAATCTAGCCCAGTTTGTATTCATTATATTTTCTTGTTCTCTTTGTGAGCCATAACCTGCCGAGTCATACATTGCCCCGTAAAATCCAACAAAACAAGATACGGTTTCCGATAATAAATACTTCTTTCCTGTGTCTAATGCTGTAAAAGCTGTTGTATCTGCTGCAAATACTTGTCGGCATAATGAATTAATAAAACTCTCGCATTGTTTGCATAACTCGTTTATCCTATCTTCGTCTACATTTGTTGAGTCGTACCCATTCCCCATCTTAAAAATACATTCTGTTGAGGTTGCATAAATCCCCGAGTGAGCCATTCTATTAACAAAACGCCATAATATTTAAAGTTTTGTCTTTCAGCGCCATCCATACAGCCCTTATTAATGACTCCGTTTTATGCGTATTATTTCCAAAAATTCTTAATGTTGTTTTTTGATTTTGTTTTCTAATATATTCGAATTGAATACTTCTTAATGAGGCTACGACTTCGTCGTCATTTAAAAGTTCTATTCTTTTATGTTGCATTTCTGACAATAGAGCCATATACATATCTACTTTTAATAAGGTTTTTGATTTGCTGCCATCTAGATTTATTTCTCTCGAGGCATTATTTAACGCTATTGTTTTTCTTTTTGTTATGTTTTCTCTCATTAACTCGCTCCATACGCCCCACCCTGGCCCGCCATCATCCACACCTATTCCAACTAGATTATAATCCTTAGTATAATTAATAATTGTCCTTGCTTGGTTTAATGTTTTTTTTTCGTCGTAGCTTTCTATATGTACTATTTTATCTTTTCCTATTTTTTTGACAATATCATAAGCATTTAAATCCGCTCCCATTCCTGCTAGGTCTGTACCTAAATAATTTTTTCCATCTTTTATTTTTGTGTCCCCTCTTTTTCTTTTACATACTTTTTTTAATAGTTTTTCCGGGAAAACTCGCCTAACATCATCTAAGAATTTAGCTAAATACTCCTGGGAGTATTCTAGTTCGCTCATTGATAGTTTTTGTTCGTCTAAAAAATCTTTGTCATGTCTGGGACAATCTTCCGCCGAAATATAAAACCTCGTCCAATTTTTTTTAATTTTATTACCGAGGCTTACATCATCCGAACATTCATAAAAAAATCCTCCCTTTCCTCTAGGAGTGCTCATTATATCTATATTCCCCCCTGTTACTGACAACATGGGCATTGTCGCCACAAATATCTCTCTAGCCATTGGGGCTGCTTCGTCTATTACCAAATCCGTTAAAGTATAAGTTCTTAATCCGCTTCCGTCTAATCCTGCGGCATAACACATTATTATAGAGTCGTTTTTTAAGTGTATCATGTGCTTAGTAGGCTTCCATTTTCCCTGCTTTATTAATTTAGGGTATGCTTCTTGTAAATACATTAAGGTCTTAAAAAATAAATTATATGCTTGTTTCTCTGTTTCCGCAATCATTAAAATAATTCTTCTATTATTCTTTGCTGCTCTATCCCCGAATTTTATACTTGCGGCTGTTGTTTTTCCCGACTGCCTGCCGCATAATAAAAAACAATTCCCTGTCGTTTCTATATATTTTTTTTGCCATTTATCTAAAGTTTTCCAGGGCTCAAATATATTATATTTTATAACCTTTTCTCCCATATTTCTTCCTGGATTTTAGTTATACTTATTTGTACACTTTCCTTAAGCTCGGATTGTTGTTTTTTTGCGTATATCTCAAAAATCAATTTATCATTTAATTCTAATGCTTTAAATATTGAGTCTATTATGAACTTAAGTCTATTGTCTAAATCTGTTTTTTTAATCTCTCCATTTTTATAATACCAATCTTCTGTAAAAATTATTCCTATTGAGAGTCTCTTATCTTCAAAATCTTCTATATTTAAATTAAGTCTTTTAATGTCTTGAATTATTCTTGCTCTTAAACATAAGGCTTCTTTTTTTAAGAAACGGCCAAACCTAGTTGTTCGGTACATCATATTGACAGACATATTTATCTTATAATTTAATTCAATTTCCATAACAATCCTCTGGATAAATTTTTTTTTCGCCGCCGCCTGTGGCGCTTTCTAGCTCTTCAATACGCTCCATTGCCTCTCCTAGCTTATCTGAGAGCTTTTCTATCTTTCGGCTTAATGAATTCATTGGCGGGTCCATTAGTCCCTTCTCATAGGCTAAAAATAATAGCCCAAATTCTAGGGCATTTGTAAAGCCTAGCCCATGCTCTATTGAATAAGCCTTAAGCCTTGCTTCTATATTACAATTTACTCTGTCTTTTAGCATTCTTTAGTTTTTCCTATGCGCAGATGCGCACACTCTTTTTTTACTATGGCTTCTATTCTATAATACTCCGCTAGGCCTAATGCTTTTTTATAATTAAAATCAACATTGCCCCGTCTATAATTACCTTGTGTTCTTTGTCTAAATCTTTTTAATCTATTCATTAGATTCATTTATTTTCTTAACCATATTATTACATGCTTCTTCATGTCTTTTTTTTCTTAACTCTTTTTTATCATTAGGTTTTATTTTTACCTTACAAAATGAGCAATTTATTTTATCATTTGTTTTTACTATCTTTAATCTTCCACATTTAGAACACTTTTTTTTCTTTATTGTTGGCATATAATTTGGTCTCTTATAAAACTCTCTTAATCTTAAAAATTCTAATGGATTATCCCTAACTCTTGAAACGCCCGTGTCTTTTAATTCCATAATAATATACGCCAGGCCTTTTATTTAAAGAAGCGTAAACACTAGAGAGTGGCGAAATTAAGGCAATGGGCAAATATATTTTATAATATTTTTTGCGTAAGAGCCTAGACTTAAGAAAACAAAAATCAACAACAATCGCATAAGAATAGACATTAAGATAATACATTAATACTACGCCGAGCGAAGCGAGGCGTACAGAGCCCGGGGCGTAGCCCCGGGCGTAAGGCTTGCCCGGCGAAGCCTGGGTGCTAGCCAATATAACGCCG